TCCTGCCGCTGCTTCCGCTCCTGCCGCTCCTGCCGCTCCTGCCGCTCCTGCCGCTCCGGTCATACCGCAAGCCCCAGTTATCCCTGCGCAACAAGTGGTACAAGCACCGGCTGCCCCTGCCGCTCCTGCCGAAGCTGCGGCGAACTTCTTGAGTGGTAACACCGCTATCCCTGCGCAACCGTCCGCAGAGTCCATAGCCCAACTGATACAACAATCCGCTGCGATTATTCAAGGTACTGTATAACCCAACAGGGGGCGCAAGCCCCCTACTTAGATAAGGAATCTACCATGTCTGAAAAACAACATCTGCTCGCCCCACTGACTGATGGCCGTGAGCCTGCCCGCTTCACGCAAGTTGAAGCCAAGACCTACGAATGTATTACCGACGAGACGCTTCCTGAATGGCAACGCGAGTTCTCGAAATGGACTTGGTACACCCAAGCACCTATGAGCGTGTGGAATCAACACGTCGGCGTGTCCCATCAAGTGGCGACCAAAATCGTTCACGGTGGTAGGGTGCGCCTCGAAGATGAAACCATCGAAGCCGTGAAAAAATGTACTGCCGCGCTTATCCACTTGTTTAACAATGGCGTTTTGCCATGTTCCGACCGTAAGGCATTTGCCGGTATTTTGAAAGTCGGTATGGATGCGATAGACTGGCAGAATTTTTACGCTTGGTTTCAAGCGCAACAGCAACAAACACAGCAGAACACAGAGGGCGCGTAACCGCTCTCGCGGCGGGAGCGGAAAATGTACCACCAATTTTTACAAACGGTTGTCAGCCCCAATGGTTGGAACTGCATTACGGAAATACACCCGCGTCAGGACGACACCAGTCGGACGTGGGCGCGCAATAACCCGATACAGTTCGGCAACGCCGAGACCACAGACGCAGTCATTCAGGGGCTTCAGCAACGCGCCGTCGAGACCTATTTCGGCTTGGCGAGCTATGCGCAAATACCGGCAGATGGCAAAGGCTTCCGCGCACAGACCAACGTGCTGGCGTTGCGCTCGTTTTGGTTGGACATCGACGCTGGCGCAGCCAAGTACGCCAAGCATGGCGACACTGTGTACCCAACACAGGCGGCGGCACTGGAATCGTTGAACGACGAGATAGCCAAAGGCGTACTTCCCAAACCGACCTATGTGGTATCAAGCGGCGAGGGGCTTCATGTGTATTGGTGTTCTACCGAGGACATCGCCCCTGCCGAGTGGTTGCCTGCTGCGGATAAGTTGGGACAGTATTGCAAGTCGGTCGGCCTGCGCGTGGACAGCTCACGCACGACGGACACGGCGAGCGTATTGAGACCAGTTGGTACGGTTCATTTCAAGTCCGGTAATCCTGTTGCCATATCCAGCGTGGGGAATCTGTTTACCAAACAGCAACTGCTGTCGCAGTTCTCCGCGCTTCCTGTTGCGAACACCCTGCGTGGTATGCAGCAAACGTACAACCCGCTTGTCGGTCTCGGTGCTCCGCCTACGGCTATGCCCGCCGGTATGCAGTCGTCAATGGACGGCTTCGCAGAGTACAAGCCTGCCAGCTTCGGTAAGATTATCGACAGGCAGAAGTACGAGCGCACAGGCTGCGCCCAGTTGTTATGGGCGTATGAGAACCAGCAGGACGCTGACGAGCCGACATGGTTCGCCGCGTTGTCCGTGGCACAGTTCTGTGTGACCGACCGCGAGGAATGGATACACAAGTTAAGCCACCTGCACCCAAGCTACACGCGTGGCGAGACAGAGGCGAAAGCCGCACAAGCCAAAGGCCCATGCAGTTGCGCCAGCTTCGAGGCCAACAACCCCGACCTGTGCAGAGGCTGTCCGCACTATGGCAAGATTACCAACCCTATCGTGTTGGGCTACGAGCCGCAGAACCGTCCGACCATCGTCATCACGCCGGTAGGTTCAGACCACACGCAGACCGATACGTTCCTTGTGCCGGAGTTACCGTGGGGTTTCTATCGCGGGCAGAACGGCGGTGTGTACACCGACATTCCGAAAATCGGGCCGGATGGCAAGAAGTCTAAGGACGAGATGGTCGCATTCGAGGTCTGTCGCCAAGACACCTACATCTTCGAGCGCGTCCGCGACGGCAGCAACAAGCAGCTATACCTGTGCCGTTACCACTCGCCACACGACGGCGTGGTGGAGTTCCAACTGGACAACACCAACATCAACTCGCAAAAAGAGTTCAAAGATACCATCACAGGCGCAGGTCTGCCGATTGATGGTACAGAGCAATGGAAGCAACTTATGAGCTTTTTCAACCGTAGCCGTACCAAGATGATTAACGCTCGCGCGGCGGTGACGGCTGTATCGCAGATGGGTTGGCAGGAAGACGGTAGGACTTCGTACTCGGCGATGTGGTTATCACACGCACCGGCACACGACCCGCGCCGTTGGGCGACAGGGAGGTGGCGCGTAAACATGCTAAGGCGTTCAAGCCGTCCATGACCGGCAGTGCCGCCGACGCACAACTAAGCCTGTGGCGTTCTATCCTTGCAGAGATGTACGGTAGCAAACAGGCAGTTGCCAACCAGTTCGTTATCGCTTCCGCGCTCGGTGCGCCGTTCAGTTCCAAATACGCGCTGGAGAGCCATGCAGGCGGCATTATCAGCCTAAGCTCTTCCGGTTCGGGTCGTGGTAAGACGTTTACCTGTCAGACTGCGCTGCGTGTGTTCGGCGACCCGTCGGCTGTTACGTTCAGCAGTAAGGATGGTACGACCATTGCCGGTTTGATGACTAACTTGGGCTACCTCAACAGTCTGCCGCTGCTGCGCGACGAAGTAACCGAGATGACACCTGAAGAAATCGTGAATATGGTTTATGACAGTACCCGTCTCGGCGACAAGGAACGCGCTCAAGGCAGCGACAACGACATCCGAGGCAACCGCAACACATGGCGCACGTTCTTTTACGCCACCGCCAACACCAGCCTGTATGACATGGTATCGCAAGGACGCGACGTAGCCGACGGCCCAACCCGCCGTGTCACGGAAATCAATATCCCCGAACTGGACTACCTGCGCGACAGCGACCACGCCAGACGACTTGCACAACAACTGCATACCATCAAGGGTGTGGCAGGCTACCGCCTTATCGAGTGGCTCGTGAACAACGACGCGACAGCGCGACAGCTATGGGACAGCATGTTGTCCTATTTCATCAAGCAGCACAACGTGACGAACGAGGAGCGGTACTGGTGCAACCACTTGGTATCAGGTTGTGTCGGGGCTGTCATCGGCGACCAGCTTGGCCTGTTGCCGTTCGAGCCATCGGCCATCGTTGCGTATGCCGGAGAACTACTGGGACAGCTACGCGCCCGTGTCGGCTACCGTGTGTTAGACCAGCAGGACTACTTGGCGCAGTTCTTCGTGGACAACGCCGACCACACCCTCGTGATAGGCGCGGCGATGGAGGACGACTTCACACTGACCGTGGCCGAGATGCCGCGCAAGAGCGTGTACATCCGCACCGAGCCTGCCAACGGCATGGTCTATATCAACCCGTGGCTTATCAAGTCGTGGTGCGCCCAGCGACGTGTCGTGTTGGCGGACTTCGAGTACCAGCTCATTAAGCGCGGTGGTAAGCCTAAGCAAGAGAAACGCATGTTGGCGAACACCGCCCATGCAGTAACCACTGACCCGCAGAAAGTGTGGGCAGTACCCATAACCACAGGAGAACCAGAATGACACTTATCGTGTATAAAGACGGCGAGCTTGCAGCAGACAACGGCTGCACTCGCAACGACAGTCGTGAGCTTGCACACAAAATTCGTACCCATCATAACGGCGAGTTTACCTTGAGTATCGGGTACAGCGGCAATCTTGATGCCATCGAACGCCATTGGCGTGAAGTAGTAAGGCGTATTGACGCTGGCGGTTACTCTTTCATGGACGAGTACCCAACAATGAATGCCGTTGGTGTTGCCGTTGTGACCACCGGTGCGCCGGAATTGTTACCATTCGCCAGCGAGATAGATATAAGCGCAGACAAGCGTAATTTTGTATTTACGTTCAACTGCTTCGACCACGCTACGGGTAACGGCGTGTGGGTGCGTGAGCATACGCGTATGGTTTGTGAGGGCGCAGACCCTGCTACTATTTCCGCCATCGCCATTAACCATGTTGCTGAACGGCTGTCGGCATCGCAAATCATATATGCCGTGTCTAAGGTAAATTCTACTGTGGATACGCGCTTCGGTGTTGACCGTGTGAACACTATGATTAACGGCAAGACAACACCCATACCCGTATTTGAGGACTAACCATGAATAAATTTACCACCTCTATTATCCGCTTGGACTACGAAGAGCCTGTGGCTCTGACCGATGTGCTGCGTATCTCCGCCGATGCCCCAGTAATCAAAGACTTCGCCGGTGTCTGTGGTATCACGCACGGCTTGGCACAAGGCAACCAGTATGGTATCCGACTGCGTGTCGGTAAGCACGTCCTACCTAAAGGCGCAGTGCTTGCAGAGATAGAACGATTGCAAGCCGAGGATACCCGTGAGATGCCGTTCAATGAGCTTAGCGAGATTGCGTTGGGTAACGTCAAGGCCCGTACCCCCATCTCGTATTACCATTACGATTTCCTGTTGTTCCGCGCCAAGCACCGTCCGGAAAGCGTATACATCGCAGGCTTCGGTCTGACTGACAAGAAGATGCTTGAGTTGCTACCACTGGTAGATGGCGATGGCAAGCGCAAGACCACGTTGCTGAACTACCCTATCAGTTGTATCCTTGAAGCGGCTAAATTCGGCGAGCATGATTGTGAGGGTTACAGCTTGGGCGAGCGTCGTAAGTTCACAAACAAAGAACTGGGCGTATCGGCAGGCGGGGTTATCGTCAACCCTAAAGCACTGGTCTCGGCACTTGGCAAGCACACTGTATGCACTGCCGTGGACATCGAGTTGGATGCCGGCTTGGACGTACAGGTCTGTACCAGCAACAACAACCTGACGGTGTACTACGAGGGCGAGGAAGAGCTGTCGCGGTTCGACATGTCGAACAACCCTGACGACGTGGCCGCGGATATGGTAATGTACGCAGGTATTTTGGAAACCATCGTAGAGAAACTGGAACGCTTAATATGAAGACAATTACCCTGAATCTCATTGCCGGAGGAACGGTCGAGGTCGATATTGCCGCAATCCGGCTCGTCCAAGCGGAAACCAAAGGTTGTACCGTAATGGTGCGGAACGAGGGAGAGCCGCCGAAGTCATACCATGTTTATGAGTCCATCAGTCGCTTACGCGCGTTGATGGGATAAAAACAAAAGCCCCTACATCGTAGGGGCTTTCTCTATCGGGTTATGCTTAATCAGCTTTCATCAAGTAACCCAACGTAACACCAGAGAGCGATTGTACTTCTTCGCCCCGCAGTGTTTCATTCAAAGCGTCCTTAGCCAGCAGGTCGCCCAACGGAGCTTCAACAATAGTGTCGTCAGAC